ATCAATATGTCAAGTCGTTGGTTAGAGGGAGCTATATTGGTTTATCTGAAAAAGATTGGAGTGGTTGCACCTAACAAACCACCAAGACCAAGAAAGTTTTCTGATGATAAATTTACAGGTGCATATGTTCAAGAACCACAATCTGGCAAACACAAATGGGTTTATGACTTGGATATTACATCAATGTATCCGAGTGTGATTCGTTCACTAAACATTTCACCTGAAACTAAAATTGGTAAAGTTACAGGTTGGAACGAAGAAGAATTTATTAATAAGTCTACTGAAAAAACTTACACTATGTTGAATAAAAAGGGTAAGGAAATGGGTAAGATGACTAAACAAGAACTTCAACAATACCTTGATGAAGCAAATGTATCGATTAGTTCTAATGGTATTATTTATCGAACAGACAAACAAGGATTAATTCCTGCTTTGTTAGAGAAGTGGTTTAATGAAAGAGTCGAAATGAGAAAACTTGTTAAGAAGTTTCACGATGAAGGAGACAAAGTAAAAGAACAATACTTTGATAGACGACAACACATACAAAAGATTGTATTGAATTCATTATATGGTGTGTTGGGACTGCCGGTATTTAGATTCTATGACTTGGATAATGCGGAAGCAACTACAACAACAGGTCAATCACTTATTAAATTTAGTAAAAAGATTACAAACCATTTTTATAATAATGAACTTGGAACTGCTGATGACTATGTTATCTATATTGATACAGACTCTATCTTTGCATCGGCAGTTCCATTAGTTCAAAAAAGATTTCCTAATCAAGAACTAACAGAAACTATGATGACACAAAGAATTATGGAAATATGTGGAGAGGTTCAAGATTATCTGAATAAATCTTATGATTATTTTGCCAAGAAGTTTTGTAATATTGATGAGCATGTATTTGATATTAAACAAGAGGTAATTGCTAAGAGTGGATTGTTCATTACAAAGAAACGATATGGATTACGAATTATCAATGACGCTGGTCGTAAAGTAAACAAGATTCACGTTAAGGGATTGGACACAATCAGAAGTAATTTTGCAGTCGCTATGAAAGACCTACTACAAAATGTATTAGATGATATCTTGGCAGATGTTCCAAAAGAAAAGATTGATGAAAGAATATCAGTATTTAAAAGAAATATGACATCACTACATTATGATGTAATGGCAAATCCAATCGGTGTAAAAGGTATTGGAAAGTATCAAGTGAAAGACGCAGAGAGTGTATTTAGTTCATACAAGAAAGGAACACCAGTTCACGTTAAAGCATCAATTAATTATAATTCGTTGATTGATTATTGGTATGAGGGTAAAAGATATTCTAAAATTACTAACGGAAACAAAATCAAGTGGGTGTATTTAAAAGAGAATGAGTTCGGATTTGATACAATAGCTTACAAAGGTTATGAAGACCCACCACAAGTTTTAGATATGATTAAAAACTACATAGACCATAACAAAATGTATGAACAGGCGATGAGTAAGAAGATTGGTATGTTTTATAAAGCACTCAAATGGGGTGGAGTAGAGGACACAACAACATCAATGAGTAGGTTTTTCTAATGTATGTAAATGCAGATTCAGTTTACATTGAGGAAATTCCAAGTTCAGTAGCCAAGAAAATGATTATTGAAAAACACTACACGCACGCATTTAGTATGTGTAGATATGCGTTAGGTATTTATTATGTTGGAGAACAAGACCACAAGTTTTATGATGGAAAAGAAACTAAGTTGATTGGTTGTATGACTTATGGTTATCCGGTTGGTCGTTCGGCAGTCAAGTCTATGATACCGACATTAGAAAAAGAACAAGTATTAGAATTAACAAGACTATATATTGATGACGGATACGGAAAGAATATTGAATCATTGAGTATGGGTAAATCTTTCAAGTGGTTAAAGCAAAATGCCAGAGATATAAAAATGTTAATCAGTTACGCTGACCCGGAACAAATGCATTTAGGAACAATATATCAAGCAACAAATTGGTTGTATCAAGATTGTCGTGATATACAATTAATGCCAAACTATTCAGTATCGTTGGGTGAACCACATAATTGGATACATAGTCGTACGGTATTTTCAAGATATGGAAGTCATAATGTAGAACACTTGAAAAATGAAATAGGACACACATTTTATAGAAAAAGAGAAGCGCCTAAACATAGGTACTTATATTTTTTGGGTTCATCAAGAGAAAACAAAAAGATGAAAAAACAATTGAAACACGATTGTAAAGCATACCCAAAGAACAAAGAAGAATTTATACCACCAATAGAAACTATTGAGGTAGAAAATAAAAAAATCAAATCAATGGAAAAGTTTTTTTGATTTTCAGATTAGCAAATGATATTTATAATTGAAAAGTAATATTAGGAGAATAATAGGTTATGAACAAAAGTCAATTAACAAACTTCATCACAAAATATACATTGGGTGGAGAAATTAAATCAACAAAATGGACTTCAGACGGAAACTCATTATCAACAAGATTCATCTCAGGTGATAAATCAGTTGTGGGTAAAGTTGAATTAAATAGCTTTAGTCATCTATCGCCTTGTGAATTAGGTGTATACAATACAGGACAACTATCTTCGTTGTTATCAGTATTAGGTGATGACATTGAAGTTAGTTTATCAAACTCAGGTGATAAATTTATTTCAATGGAGTTTGAAGACACAAAAAGAAAAACCAAGTCAAAATATATGTTGAGTGATTTATCGGTTATCCCTACACCACCAGAACTTAAGAATCTACCAGATTCATTTGAGTTAGGTATTAAGGTAGACCCGTATTTCGTTAACACATTTATTAGTGGTAAAGGTGCTTTATCAGAAGCAGAAACATTTACTATCTTGACTGAAAATGGTGAAACTAAAATCGTTATTGGTTATGCAAGTATCGCATCTAATCGTGTAACGATTCCAGTAGAAACTACAAAACAAACAGACATTGAACCAATCAGTTTCAATGCAAATATGTTCGCATCAATCTTAAATGCAAATAAAGATTGTGAAAAAGCAACATTAGAAGTGAGTTCAGCCGGATTATCAAGAATTAAATTCTCAGTCGATAACTATGATTCAGAATATTTCTTGGTATCAACACAGGCAGTTAATTAATGGAATCATTAAAACACTCACTTTGGGTTGAAAAGTATAGACCGAACACCTTACAAACTTACATTGGTAATGACCATTTAAAAAGTAAGGTGTCAGTCTACTTGGAAAGTGGAGATGTTCCACATCTATTGTTATTCGGTAGAGCAGGAACAGGTAAAACTACATTAGCAAAACTCATTGTCAATAATATAGATTGTGATTATCTATACATAAACGCATCTGATGAGAATAGTGTAGATGTTGTTCGTGAGAAAGTCAAGAACTTCGC